GCCGAGCCTGGAACTGGCAAAGCGCACCTCGCGCGGCCGTCTTGATCCGCTGATCGCGGACAGCCCGGCGCTGCGCGAACGGGTGAACCCCGCCCGGTCGCGCGATGCCGGCAATTCGATGCTGTCGAAGGAATTCCCTGGCGGCATCCTGGTGCTGACCGGGGCGAACAGCGCCACCGGCCTGCGGTCGATGCCAGCGCGCTATGTGTTTCTCGACGAGGTCGACGCCTATCCCGCCTCGGCCGACGAGGAGGGCGATCCGGTCACGCTGGCAGAAGCCCGGACCACCACCTTCTCGCACCGGCGCAAGGTGTTCATGGTCTCGACCCCGACGATCCGGGGCCTGAGCCGGATCGAGCGCGAGTTCGAGGCATCGGACCAGCGGCGTTATTTCGTGCCCTGCCCGCACTGCGGAGCGATGCAGTGGCTGCAATTCGACCGCCTGCGCTGGGCGAAGGGGAAGCCAGAAACCGCGGCCTATCACTGCGAAAGCTGCGAACGGCCCATTGCCGAGCACCACAAGACCGAAATGCTGGCCCGCGGCGAATGGCGGGCAACAGCGGTTTCCAAGGATCCGAAGGCCATCGGCTTCCACCTGTCGGCGCTCTATTCGCCGCTCGGGTGGAAAAGCTGGTCGGACGTCGCGCGGGAATGGCTGGCGGCCCAAGGGTCGGACGAGACGCTGCGCGTCGCGCGCAACACGCTTCTGGGCGAGACATGGGTCGAGTCTGGCGACGCACCGGAATGGCAGCGGCTGGCGGATCGGCGCGAGGCGTGGAAACCGGGCACGGTCCCCATGGCCGGGCTGTTCCTGACCGCCGGGGCCGACGTCCAGAGGGACCGGATCGAGGTTGATGTCTGGGCCTGGGGCCGGGGTCTCGAGTCCTGGCTCGTCGATCACATCGTCATTCCGGGCGGGCCTGACGATCCGGCCGCATGGGACAAGCTGACTGCCCTGCTCGGCCGGTCCTGGCAACATGCCAACGGCGCCTTCATGACCGTGGCGCGGCTGGGCATCGATACCGGCTACGAGGCCGCGGCGGTCTATGCCTGGTCGCGCAAGGTCGGCTTCGAACAGGTGGCGCCGCTGAAGGGCCTCGAAGGGTTCAACCGTGCCGCCCCTGTGTCTGGCCCGACCTATGTCGACGCCACCATCGGCGGGAAACGCCTGCGCCGCGGCGCGCGGCTCTGGTCGGTGGCCACTGCGACCTTCAAGGCCGAGACCTATCGGTTCCTGCGGATCGAACGCCCCTCGGACGAAGACCGCGCCAGCGGAGTGCTCGACGCTCCCGGCACAATCCACCTGCCCGGCTGGGCCGACAGCGAATGGCTGAAGCAGCTGGTGGCCGAGCAGCTGGTCACCATCCGCAACAAGCGCGGCTATGCCCATCAGGAATGGCAGAAGATGCGCGAGCGGAACGAAGCGCTGGACTGCCGGGTCTACGCCCGTGCCGCTGCGTGGATCCTCGGCGCAGATCGATGGGACGAAGCGACCTGGCGGCGGCTCGAGGCGCAGGCGGGCGTTGAAACCCGCCTGCCTACGGCGGTCGCGACGGACGCCCCACCACCCGACCCGGCCCAGCCGAAGGCCGGAACCCTGACCACGCCGCGCCGGAAACGGCGGGCCTACACCCCGAACTTCATGAGGGACTGATGGACCTGGAACGCATGCAGGCCCTGCTGACCGCGCTGCAGGAAGCCCGCTTCGCCGGGCTGCGTAGCGTCAGTTACGACGGAAAGACCGTGACCTATGGCTCCGATGCCGAACTCGCGACAGCCATTCGGGACTTGGAGGGCCGGATTGCAGCAGCCTCGGCCACGCCCCGGCGCCGCTGCTGGGGCACCGTGGCAACGAAGGGTCTGTGACCATGGTGCTCGACGCCTTCCGCGCGCGCCTCGGGTCCATCATCGGCGGGTTCGACGCCGCGCAGTCCCACCGCCGCATGCGCGGGTTCCGCGCTACCCGGGCGCATGTGAACACGCTGATCGCCGCCTCGGGCGAGACGATCACCGCCCGGGCGCGCTGGCTGGTCCGGAACAACGGCTATGCCGCGAATGCGGTCGATGCCTTCGCGAACCATGTCGTCGGCGACGGCATCAAGCCCTCATCGAAGATCGCGGATGCAACGAAGAAGGAGGAATTGCAGAGGCTCTGGCTCGCCTGGACCGACGAGGCGGATGCCGAAGGGCTGACGGACTTCTTCGGGCTGCAGCGCCGGGCGGCACGCGAGGTGTTTCTGGCGGGTGAGGTGTTCCTGCGCATCCGGACGCGGCGCCCCGAGGACGGACTGACCGTGCCGATGCAGTTGCAGATGCTGCCCTCGGAAATGCTGCCCCAGGACATGACCCGCGTCCTGCCCGGCGCGGGGTCGATCCGGCAAGGCATCGAGTTCGACGGGATCGGCCGCCGCGTGGCCTACCACTTCCTGCGCCGCCACCCGGGCGACAGTACCGATCCGGGGCTGGCCGGGGAAACCGTCCGCGTGCCCGCGTCCGAGGTCATCCACATCCTGGACCCGGTCGAGGCAGGACAGTTGCGCGGTGTCTCGCGCTTTGCCGCGGCCGTGGTGAAGCTGTTCACGCTGGACCTCTACGACGATGCGGAATTGGAGCGGAAGAAGACCGCGGCGATGTTCGCGATGTTCATCACCTCGCCCGCCCCGGAAACCGCCCTTGATCCTGCCGAGGACGATCTCGAGGTCGAACCGGGCCAGGTGGTGCGGTTGGACCCCGGCGAAGACGTCACCACACCGTCAACCCCGGACTCGGGCAGCACCTACGAACCCTTCCAGTACCGCACGCTGTTGCAGATCGGCGCGGCGCTGGGCGTGCCCTATGGCTATCTGACCGGTGACACAGCGAAGGGGAACTTCTCCAATACCCGGATCGCCCTCGTCGACTTCCGCCGCCGCATCTCGGCCTTCCAGCATTCGGTGATGGTCTATCAGCTCTGCCGCGCTGTCTGGACCCGCTGGATGGACATGGCCGTGCTGGCAAGCGCCATCGATCTGCCGGGCTATGCGACGGAGCGGCGCGTCTGGCTCGCTTGCGACTGGCTCCCCACCAAATGGGACTGGATCGACCCGGCCAAGGATGCCGCGGCGGAGATTCTGCAGATCGAGGCGGGCCTCAAATCCCGCACGCAGGCCATCGCGGAGCGAGGATACGACGCCGAACAGGTCGACCGGGAAATCGCAGCCGAACGCAAACGCGAGGCAGAGCTGGGTCTCGACTTCCGGCGGCCGGGATCCCCGGCGCAGGCGGCGGGTGGCGGCGCGGGGCCGGATGATTCCGAAGGCCAGCGGCTGGATCAGCAGGACAACAGAGATCAGGACGACGACGGCGAGAACCGGGAACCCCGGCCCGCGGAGGAAGGATGATGCACCACACCCAGATCGCCCAGCGCGTCTTCAACACGCCTCTGATGGTCGATCCCGCCAAGGCGCTGGCTTTCCTGACCGGGCTTGGGCCCCGGATCACCGGGCGGGAGATCAGGGTCGAGGGGCTGGAGGTCACGACCGAGGATCAAGCCACCGCCACTCTGCCTGCCCGCGCCTCTCTCTTCGGTGATGACCTGACTGCCCGCCAGACGCGAAACGGCAGCCAGCCCTTCGCAGTCGTCGACGGGATCGCGGTCATCGAGATCGCGGGCACGCTGGTGCATCGCGGGGCATGGATCGGTCAGTCCTCGGGGCTGACATCCTACGAAGGGATCGCGGCGCAGTTGCAGGCAGCACTGTCCGACCCCGCCATTCGTGGCATCGCCCTCGACATCGACAGCTTCGGTGGCGAGGTGGCCGGTGCCTTCGATCTTGCGGATCGCCTACGCGCGGCACGTCAGGTCAAACCCGTGCACGCCTTCGTCGCCGATCACGCCCTCTCGGCCGCCTATGCGCTGGCTTCGCAGGCCGACCGGATCATCCTGCCTCGCACAGGGGCTGTCGGCAGCATCGGTGTCGTGGCCATGCACAGCGACATGAGCGGGGCGCTGGACCAGAAGGGCATCGCCGTCACGCTGATCCATGCAGGCGCGCGCAAGGTCGATGCCAATCCGTATCAGCCCCTGCCCGAGGCCGTCCGCACCCGGATCGCAGGCGAGTTGGAAGACCTGCGCCAGCTCTTCGCCGAAACTGTCGCCGAAGGTCGCGGCCGACGCCTCGACACCCTACGGGCGCTGGGCACCGAGGCCGCCGTCTTCCGCGGCGAGGCGGCCGTCTTCGCCGGTCTTGCCGACGAGGTGGCCGATCCGGTCACCGCCTTCCGCGCTTTCGCCGCCGCACCCCGCGGCACAACCAGCCTCAAATCCAACCCCAGAGGAAAGGGCCCGATGATGACCACCGCCCCCGAAGACCATGCGCAGCCTGCGCCCGCGCCTGCCGCTAGCGCGCCGCCGGAACCGGCCACGCCCGCGGCAATCGCACCGCCGCAGACCCCGGCCGCGATGTCGCCCGAAGCGATCCGGGCCGAGGCGGCCGAGGTCGCTCAGGTCTGCGCACAGGCGGCGAGCCTTGGCATCCAGATCGACGCCGCGGATGCCGTGGCAAAGGGCGTGAAGCCGGAAGCCCTGCGCGCCAAGGTCCTGGCCGATCTCGCTGCGCGCAGCGACGCCGCGGGCATCATCGCCACCGCTCCTGCGGCGGGCGCGAAGGAAAGCCCCATCGTGGCGGCCGCGAAGAAATCGGCCGCCGCCTCGCGCTGACATTGGCGCTGGCCACCGGAGACAGTCGTCGCTGCGCCCTCGCCCCGCCTCCCCATCCCCCAACATCATGGAGACTGAACCATGCCCGTCCTGACGGAACCGCCCAGCATGGGCGATGTCCTCAAATATGAGGTCAACCCGAACTACACCCGCGAGGTGATCACCCTGCTCGCGGGCATGCCCTACCCCGTCGGCGCCGTCCTCGGCCGCATCACCGCCAGCGGCAAATACAAGCTCGCGACCAGCGGCGGCACAGATGGCGCGCAGACTGCCACGGCAGTCCTGCTCTATGCCGTCGATGCGACATTGGCCGATGCCGTGGGCATCGTCGTCGCCCGCGGCCCCGCCATCGTCTCGCGCGCAGCGCTGGCCTACG